ATACTTTATCTTCCATCCATGATGGAGTAGCATAATACATACCTCCAAATACTAAAGCTAAATTTTTAGATGTATTAGCTTTTGGTATAGTAACAACATATCCTTTAGGTACAGTTCTTCCATTTGGAAGTTTTGAATTAGCTTCATATAATGTATAACCATTAATTTGTGGAGCTAAAGATATATTACCTGATTCTTCATTGTTAATAAGAGAAAAACCAATATCTGATGTTAAATAGTCTTGTTGTGAAGGAGCAACTTCAGCAGGGACAAATGAAAATTCAGGTGTCCTTACTAATCCATTTTCAGATAGTTCTCCTAGATTAGATATAGGATTTAAATAATAAACAGTTTTAGTATATTGTTCACCTATTAATCCTGATTCAAAACTAGGAGCGGTAAATAAAGGTACAACATCATTTATTTGAGGTAATGTTATATTATCTTTGTAAGATGGAATCGCATTACCTATTTTACCAGTTCCAATATTGTTTTCTAAGACATCATATTGAATAGATCTATTTGATGGATCGATAAAAATAACAACACCGTAAAAAAAAGGAGAGGTATTTCTAATTATATTACTAGTACTACCCCCAGCCATTCTAGGAGTAGGTGTAAATGTTTTATTTGATCTAGTTGTATTAGTTCCCATTTCCTAATTGTTTAGGCTCACCTATTTTAATACCACTAATTTCTTGGAATAACAATTCTTTATCACGCTCACTTAATATACCTCCATCACCACCATCACCAGGTCCAGCAGACATAGCACGTTGAACAATACCTGCCATTTTAATTAAGGCGTCATCGTTCTTAACAGCTATTTCCATATACTCTTTAAGTAATGGAACAAGCATCATTGCATCACCAGGCTCTTGAATCATTGGTTTGAGCTGGTCGATTAATGATTTAATTTCCTTTTCCTTACGAGTTGCGTTTTTATATATATCCTCTAGTAAGTTTGAGAAGGTTTTGTCTTTAAATATAACTTGGTTAAAATCCATATTAGTGTTTGATATAAATATGGAAAGTGCAAAGAGTTACAGCGCCATTGTGATACGTCCGTGTTCGTAAAACTCATTATACTTACGAACATATATTACTTTTAGACGTTTTATAATTTTAGTTATTTGCGGTGTTGACGCTTCAGTCATTTCCTTAATGTAGATGTATAAAGCTTTCTTATTGAATATATCTAAGTTTTCACTTTTTCTAAATAATTCCATAATAGCATCTGCTATTTGGGCATCACGTTGTTTAGGGAATAAAACAAACATGTTATGGTCAATATATTTAACAAACTGCTTCATAAATGAAACAGGTTGAATATCGTGAGCTGCCTCACTAACATTAACTAGATCAATTAATATTGATTTATCCTCATCAACAGCTTCAACAGGTGCCTTATCTTTTAGCTTCTTGTAGTTAGCATTGTTGTATAGAATAAGATAACGTTTAGCAATAGTACCGAAATAAGAATAAGCCTTACCTTTACTTTGATTATAAAGATGTAATTTTTCAAGTAAAAATGCTACAACCTCATGTTGTAATTCTGGTATTGTATCTACTTCAGTATAGTAGAATTTAAAAGTATGAATGATATTCTCAGCTAACTTATGAAACGCATAATTAATTTTTTCATTAAAAAGTTTATTTCGTTTCTTAGGACTTTTTAATTTTAAATACTCAACAATAGCATCCTCAGTTTCCTGAGTGAAATAATTAATTGACTGTTTTGGTTTGCGTTTACGGACAGTCCCCTTCTTCGTTAGTAATACTACTTCTTCACTCATCTTAGCTTCTCAAATAATGGTTTAACGAATCTTGAATGTTTTGTAAGTTACGGAAGAAGAAACCAATTTGATCATCTGATTTAAAAGCATCAGTTAATTCAACTTGAGAAAGTTGTCTATTTGATTCTTCAACTATCGCGGATACACTATCAATAATAATTTTTTGTTTAGCGGCGATTTGCTCTAATTTAGCTACTTTACTATTTAGATTCCAAATAATGTAACCAATTACAGTGGCTACCCATAATACGATTGCTATAATTCCTACTATCATATATTTTTCATTAGTTCAGCTAAAGCTGGGTTGGCCATTGTTTTAAGAGCCTTCTGCTTAACAGCTGAGTTATTTTTATTTAATTTAAAGTTACTTTCTTTCTTAGGTGCTTCTTGTTTTGGGCCTAGTAGTTTTGGTAACCATTCCTTTTCAAACTCAATTCTAGCCGCCATTAAATCCGCCTGATGTAAAACATATACAAGTGAAGTACGAGGTTTAGTTTCTGGTGTGAAACCCATTAAGTAAGCCTTATTTGATTCATCATATAGTCCATCATGAGTTCTGATAGCTATCATTTCGTTTTTAGTAGGTATAATACCATTACTAAGTAACAAATGTAAACCACGATCAGGAACAGTCATATATTCTAAACGATCGTTGAACATATAAGTTTCGTTTAGTTTATCTCGTCTCCATTGATCTGTTTGTTCAATGTACGCAGCGTTTTCCTCATCTCCAAACTTACCTAAGTCATGATTGATAGCTGAGAATACTAGTTCCTCAGTTGTATAAGTGTCTATCATTCCAAACTCATGCCATACAGTATTGAATGCTAAGGCAGCAGCTACTACTCTATTCACGTGGTCGATATAACCACCTGGGAAACAATTATGATACTGAGATTTATGAGACGCAGGCATCATAATGAAACGTTCCTCATGTTTAGTATAAAACTCAAGTAATAGTTGTTTACGTGGTTCTGAGATATATAGTTCTATGTTAGATAGAAATTTATCCCAATTGTTTTTAATTTGTTCTGGTGTTATCATAACTAATTTAATTTTTTTATTCTTCAGAGTTAAGTAATGTTTTAACTTCTTCAATTTTGTCTTTCATAATGCTAAGCATTTCTTTAGCGACCATAATGTTAAAGTTAGGATCAGAGAATTTAGCTCCAAATCCGTTTAACATGTTTTCAAGTTGTTCTAATTTTCTTTCAATTGGTTGTTTGTATCTCATTTAATATATGTTTTTATAATTTCTACAAGTTCAGTTATCGTATCATAGGTACGAAGAGTTTTGCTAGTGTCCAAGTCCGTTTCAGAGACAATAGTAATTATCTCGTTACCTAAGTCTATAAAAACTATAGGATAAAAACCAGTTTTAAATTTCTCCTCAACACTGTCAGCGAATTCGGAATTTTTATTAGCATCAATATCAACATAGGTTATTCCGCAACCGTCTAATTCACTTTTCAACCACATGCAATAATCACAGTCACTTAACGTTAATACTCTTACTCCTACTTCTCCATTCATTCCTCTATTAATCATTTTAATTAATTTAGTGCTCTAAAAAAATACGGAAAAATCTCTGGGATTCCAAACTTGTTATAGCGGTCATCCAAATTTTCTCAACGGCCTTTACCGGGGATTTAACGGGGCAAATACTATTATATAAATATATATGAACCATAGGAGATAACCGTTTAAAGTGGGGGTAAGGTGTATTTATCACCTAATTTTTTCACTGTGGTAATAGCGTCGCGAGAGTGCATATAAAACATTTCTCTATTGCCCGCGACTCGAACTGCATCTAAATGTTCATGAAGCTCTTGTTCTAATTTATATGAGTTGAAACATTTAAATGAAAACACGGGAACCCAAGGTGTAGGCACACCTGTTGCACCTGAAATTTCTTTTGCTCTTTCTTCTACATCACGTACTGTCATTCCTATTTTAACCATGTCTGGCATTGATTTGTTCACAAGTACATAAACGTACTCGGTAGGAACTAAACCACCACTTTGATCAATAGGCGACTCTTGATAATAATGAACAAACTCCCAACCCGGACTAGCCGGATCAGGAGTTAAAGTAAAGGCAACTGATTTTCTGCAAACTTCTTCTGGCGATAACTTATCTGAGTCTAACAACTTATAAAAGTGTGCTTGTTCATTTGTTATGCGTTTTATGTCTGCCATATTATTTAGTTATATATTTCACTAATTCTTTATTCAACATCATTAACTTAAATTTACTTGGATTGCTATTATAAATTGACTTAACCATATTATAACAAACATCTGTAGCAAATATTTTCTCGGTAACAATCTTACTGATACGTTCAATAAGTGGTTTCTCAACAGTATTTTCTTTTGAGAAAAACTCTAAATAGTTAGATACCCTTGTACCTAATGTTGACGCGATATCAGCTCTATATTCTTTATCTTTACCAACTAGACTCTTAAGTGTGTTCATAACATATGTTTCATCTTGTGACAAGATATTTTCAGGTGAAATCATCTTATCCAATTTATTATTAATGAACATAGTAAACAAAGTACTAAATTCAGAACCAACACTACCTTCTCCAATCATCTGAATTAGTGGTAATGATTCTTCAAACGATTTAAGTGAACTAATACTATTAAAGAACATACTAACACTTCTACTGTTAACTTCCTTAGTTACTAGTTCTGGATGCATCAACATAAAGTTAATACAACGACCATCTAGTTTAGCTTGTTCAGCCCACTTACCCCAACATTTAAGATCAAACTTTAAGTTAACACTAATAAATCTTGTTTTCTGA